AAGTCATGAACGCATTTACAGAGCAGGTTGTGCAACAGCAGTCTAAGATCATCGAAGAGATTACTCAGGTGATCCAACTGGAGAAAACGATTGACGAGAGTGCCGTCTGGCAGGGGAAGTACATCGCCAGCCTGAAGGACAAGGATGCCCACATACAGTATGGGCAGACCTGGAAGCAGTTTTGCACTGACCACCTCAATGTGGACTATCGCACGGCTCATAGGCGCGTCCGGGCATATCAGTGGCACTCTGTATACGGTATCGACATGGAGCGATTGGGATATATCCCGTATAGCTATCTGGACCAGCTGTATGACATACCGCAAGATGTCCATGCCAAAGATCCAACTGTAGATGCTGATCAGCACGCGTGCGAAAGGGCTGAAGAGATCATCGAAGCATTGTTGTCGGGCAATAGCGTGTCCGACATCTACGAAATGTTTGCACCACACATACCTCATCGGGAGCAAAGACCCGGTGAGGTACTCTATGTACGGTGTCCCAAATGCACCAACGAGTTCGAGGTATAAATAAATGCAGCAGGGCAGAGCAATAAAATTGCAGAGATCCGCGGATACTGCTGCTGAGAACTTTTCTCGGCCTGACAGAGCAAGAAACTTCACCAAAGAAAAATTCTCGGTTTACTCTCTTCAACCGCTCTCGGAAACGACTGCTGCGGTGATATTTTTGAAGAGCAGTGGGAAGAAAGCATTGGCGTTTTTTTATTGGATAAACGCCAATAATGGTCATTGGAGATATTTCTTTGTGTCGGATTCTCACCTGCTGGGCTTGCGAAAGCTCGAAGGGATTTTGGAAAATATTGAAATGGAAAACTTTCCTTTGAACTTTGAGGCACCCAGAGATGAAACTTGAGCAGTGGATGCAGATCGTAGTGCCAGGGCCACCCGTACCAAAGGCAAGAGCTCGCGTTGTTGGCAAGAGAGCATATACGCCAGAACGGACGAAACGCGCCGAGAAGCGAATCCGCGACCATGCCTTTGTAGCGATGCAAAAGCGTGGCATCAAGAAGATGCAGGGCGTGGTACATGTAGGCATAGGGGTCGTTCAGAAGTCTCGCAGAGGTGACCTGGACAATTTTTGCAAGACTGTATTGGATGCGATGAATGGTCTTGTGTATACGGATGATCGCATAATCGATGACATCCATGTTTACAGGGTGATAGAAGACGATGAGCGCACGATCATAACAGTGACTGAGGTAATACATGGAGATTCATAAAGACGCATATACGGGCTTTACTGCGCTCGATCTGATCGCCGAGCTCACACCCCCTGCGCTGAAGAGCGAAGCACTGTGGTGGGCGCACGCTGACGGGTACAACGGAAAGGGTATTACGTATGTGGGGAAAACAGCCGGTATGAGCATTTGGGAGTGTCCTGATGGCACCAGAATACGACTGCGCTCAAAACCGGCTCCCCTGACGCGTGAAGAGCATGAGCAGATTGAAGCAGCTTGTAAGGTGTGGATGGAAAGGCAATGGCATGAACGCATCGAGGAGTATCGCAAATATAAAAGGCAGACGGCATAATGGACTATCACATATATACGCTGGAGACACCTGATGGAAAGATCACTTTGCAGCACGCATCTGCGGTTTATGATGACGATTTTCAGCAGGCAATAGATCATTTTGTTAGCCAGTCTTATAGAGTGCGTATCCAAAAAGGCGGCGAAATGATCATGCGATACGTGAATCTTTCGCGATGCAGCCCTGAAGAAAGGGCATTGTATGACAAGCATGAAGAATTCTGGAAACAGCAAAACGGGCAAAAGTCAGAGCAATGCGATTTGGTATCGGGAGGGATGTTGCGCCGATCTGTAGAAGCATATGCAAAGGTGAAAGGCATGGAATATGAAGACGCGAAAAATCACCTCAAATCGATAAAGCGGAGAGTGAGGAAATGAAAAAGGGTTTTTTGACATACGGAACGATATGCAGTGGCATAGAGGCACCGAGTTTGGCATGGCTGCCGTTGGGATGGCAACCATTATGGTTTTCTGAGATCGAAGCATTCCCATCGGCAGTATTAAAGCACCACTATCCCGATGTGCCAAATCTGGGAGACTTTACAAGCAAAGAGTCGTGGCAGTATATGATCGATCACCCTCCAGACATCTTGTTTGGCGGTACGCCTTGCCAAGCATTCAGCGTGGCAGGACAACGACAATCTCTTGAAGACGAGAGAGGCAATCTAACCCTGATGTTTGCGAGGTTATGGGATGAGCTACGAACAGTTGGCACTCGATATGCCGTTTGGGAAAACGTCCCAGGGGTTCTCAACACCCCCGATAACGCCTTCGGTTGCTTTCTCGCAGAAATGGTGGGAGAAAGGCATCCCCTCACAACGCATGGGGGCAGGTGGACAAACGCGGGTATGGTGTCTGGACCAGAAGGAGTCGCAGCGTGGACTGTTAAGGATGCTCAACATTTCGGAGTCCCCCAACGAAGGCGTAGGGTCTTCGCGGTTGTCGGACATTCTGGAGACTTCAGCCCATCAGAAATACTATTTAAGCCCGACAGCGTGTCAGGGCATCATGAGAAGGGCAAAGAAGAGGGGGAAGAAACTGCCAGAGGCGTTGGAGAATGCATTGGTCTTGATGGGCAGCAGAACGCAAGAAGGGATCTAATGGGACCATTAGATGCCCAGGAACGGGGGCAACGTGAGCCGATGGTTGCTCAGTATGCAAACGGGGGCGAGAGTTGCAACGGCAGTGGCAAGGGCAACGCCTTTCGTGCTGACGGCAGGTCGCGTTATGTGTCCTCTGACCAGGCAGGTGTGGTGAGAGCAGAAAATGCAAAACAGGCAGATGTCGATCTGGTAGGCTTCCACGCACGACAAACGCCAGTAAGCATAAGGGGCAAGTCCTTGCCCCTTGAGGCGCAGGGAGGGCAAGCGGTGGCTTGTTATCCCATAGATACGATGAATGCATTATGGCGTAGCGATGCCCACTCTGATATGGGCATAAGAAATGATGGTGAGCCTTTGAACACACTTTCAAAGGCTCACCATCACGCAGTGGGCTATAATTTTCAAAGACACTCAGCATTGCAGAATGAAAAATCGGTGACACTTGATTGTTATGATGATGCAGGAGTTATGTTGAACGATATGGTAGTACGCAGACTAACGCCTGTAGAATGCGAGAGGCTTATGGGTATGCCTGACAACTATACGCAGATACCGTGGCGAGGCAAGCCCAAAGAAGATTGTCCAGATGGACCACGATACAAAGCGATTGGCAACAGCATTGTAGTGCCTGGTCTGCGGTGGATAGGAGAGAGGATTGAAACAGAATGAACAGGGAAGATTGGAAAGGAGAGAAAAATGGATGAGGTAATCATAAATGGCGAAGTGTATGTGTTGAAGGGCAGTGGATCACAGCATAAATACTGTGATACGAATGATATGAGGTATGTGATTGTGAGGACACGAGATGCTGGCGTATTTGCAGGGTATTTAAAGGAGAAAGACGGTGATGAGGTCGTCATGGTTTCTGTGCGTAGACTTTGGTATTGGTCTGGTGCTTCGTCGTTGTCCCAATTGGCTATGGAAGGGGTGAAGCGTTTTGGCGAATGCAAGTTTCCCTGTGAAGTAGACGAGGTGCGACTGTTGGGAGCCATCGAGATTATCAGATGCACTGAGCTTGCGCGAAAAAACATTTCAGAGGTGCCTGTATGGGAGCAATAATCGCTGATGGCTATGGCGATGGCGATGGCTATGGCTCTGGCTATGGCTATGGCTCTGGCAATGGCAATGGCTATGGCGATGGCACTGGCACTGGCGATGGCGATGGCTATGGCAATGGCAATGGCTATGGCGATGGCACTGGCTATGGCACTGGCTATGGCGATGGCAATGGCAATGGCAATGGCAATGGCACTGGCTATGGCTATGGCACTGGCGATGGCTCTGGCGATGGCGATGGCGATGGCTCTGGCATTGGCTATGGCGATGGCTCTTCGGAGGGTTTTGAAAATGTATAAACTTGATCTGAGAAATCCATCATGCACCTGTGAGGCTTATAAGTTCAACTGGAAGGCACATTGGAAAGTTGGGGGTGTGTATCGCTGTAAGCATATAAAAGCCTGTGAGCAGGCAAAGACGATGTGCCACCGCAAACCCATCTACGTCTGGAAGCCTACGGACAACAACAAGGCGGGTCACTACTATGCGACCTGTGACAAGTTCGGGGCTGTCGGGACGTTTGAAGAGATCATGGAGGCGATACAATGAACCATTTTGATGACCTGGCACTGGCATTGGCTATGGCGATGGCGATGGCATCAAAACAATGTCACATGCAGAAAAACTAGATAAGGAATCCATTATGAACATCAAAACAATGTCACATGCAGAAAAAATTAGCCTTTTTACGCTGGGAACAATGAACGACCTTGTGGACAAGGGATTTGTAGATAGCAAGGAGACACCCGCCAGACTATCCAAAAAAGGACGCAAAAATTACAAACAATTACTTGCGTCCGGATTTGAGCCTACTGAACCTGAGCTTATGCAAGCTTTTTATGCCTGGATGGACTCGATGGAATAAACAGGAGGAGGTATGAAGGGCACGATGGAGCAAGCATTAATGGTAAATATGCAAGGGGACAAAGGTGGTGCAAGCGTAACAAGCAAAACTTCGTTTTGCTTGGGGGCATATGATCAGCCACACGCAATATCCAAAGGTATGATTGTCAGACGCTTAACCCCCGTAGAGTGTGAAAGGTTAATGGGTATGCCTGACAACTATACGCAGATACCCTGGCGAGGCAAGCCCAAAGAAGATTGTCCAGATGGACCACGATACAAAGCGATTGGGAACTCGATAGCTGTGCCGTGTTTAGGGTGGATAGGAGAAAGGATGAAGAGGTGATCAATATGGCAAGAAAAGTGGTGTGGTTTTCGTGTGGTGCAGCCTCTGCTGTAACAGCAAAGATGGCAGTGAAAAAATATGGCAAGGAATGTGTGATAGCATACTGTGATTTATCGACAACAGAGCATCCTGACAACCTACGGTTTCTTGAAGACATTGAGCAGTGGATTGGTGTGCCAATTTTACGATTAAAAAGTGCGGTGTATAAAGATACTTGGGATGTGTATAGCAAGACGAGATACCTTGTGGGCGTTGCAGGAGCACGCTGCACTTCAGAGTTAAAGCGTGCTGTGCGTGTCGCGTTTGAAGAAGAGGGTGATATCCAAATGCTTGGGTATACAATAGACGAGAAGCACCGGGCAGCAAGATTTAACCAACAAAACCCTGAAGTTATCACTGAGTGGATATTGATCGAGGAAGGGCTGACCAAAGAAGACTGCTTGGGTCTGCTGTGGAAAGCAGGGATAGAGATTCCTACAATGTATAAAATGGGGTATACCAACAACAACTGTATCGGATGCGTAAAAGGGCAAAGTGGTTATTGGAATAAGATACGTGTGGATTTTCCCGATGTATTTGATCGCATGGCAAAGCTTGAAAGGGAGCTAAATGTTGCCATAAACAAGCGGTATGAGGGTACCGAAAGAATTCGCGTATTCCTGGATGAGCTTGACCCTGACGTTGGAAACTACCAAGATGAACCCAATATCTCTTGCGGTATTGTGTGTATGTCTGCATATGAAGGGCTTGAGATTGAAAAGGTCGAGTTGTCTATGGGTGACCAGGAGAGAGGATAAGCGAGATGAGTGACCTGCCCGAATACAGCCGAGATATCGCAAAAATGAAGGTTCTCAGCAGGCAGGAGGAGAAAACCGCTACGATAGATATGCTGATCGAGTCCAATTTGCGATTCGCCTACTCAGAGGCGCTGAGATTTTCGGAAAAATGCACAGTGCCTCTGGAGGACCTAATCCAGCAGGGGACATTGGGACTTTATGAGGCAGCGAAACGGTATGATCCCGAAATGGGCTATCGGTTTATAACCTATGCCGTATGGTGGATACGGCAGCGCATGGGCGAGTACTTTGCGCGAGACGACCTGATACGCCAGCCAGCTGGACATAAAAAAAGGATGAGGTATACGTATCTGAGCCTAGAGGCTGACGGGAAGAAAAACGAAAAGAGCTTGCCGAGCCTGTACAATCGGCTTAACGCAGGAAATGCTGCACCTGCAGATACCCTCCTTGAAGTCGCAGAGGAACGGGAGCATGTCGGAAAGTTGTTAACCATGCTCCCACCCAAAGAAGCGGACGTTCTCCGAAAATACTACGGCTTTGAGGGTGGAGAGTCATGGACTCTTGCCACCCTTGGGGAACATCATAAAATCAGTCGCGAGCGTGTGAGACAGATTAAGAATCGCGCTTTGCGGAGGTGTCGGAAAATCCTGGTAGAGCTCGGTCGAGAATCGCTTTGATTGCTGTCCCTCTTTTTACTGTATTTTTCGCACAGTAGGAATCGAGGCGTGCCAGCAGTGTCTCACCGATACGCACATTGATCTGAGCGGTTGTCCCGTCTGAGGCTATTCGCCTGCTGTTAGGGTGCTTGCCCCGCCCGTATTTTGTGTTTGTCAATTTGACCTCACAGTTGGAAGGTGAAAAATGGAAATCGTGGAACTGCCCGATCTAGCGAATGGGAGAAAACGCCCAGGGAGAATCGATACTATCGTGATCCACAGCATGGCACAGTATCTCGATACGGAGCCGTATGATATGGGGGCATACGACTTCCTGAAGTCGGTAGGACTCTCCGCACATGCGCTGATAGACCCATCAGGGTGTATCCTCCGGTGCGCCGACGATGATGCCCTGGCGTACCACGCCAAGGGACATAATACCAGATCCCTTGGCGTGGAAATTCTGGTTCCCGGATTGCATACCTACTCCAGTTTTCTATGCGCAATCGCGCTGCGCGATTGGTACACCATGCCACAGTATCATGCCACAGTGGACCTGGTCAGATGGTGGTTGGATAAGCACCATCTGACTCCACGTGCGGTAAAAACGCACAGTAACCTTTCACCGGGGCGAAAACGCGACCCCGGTGAAGGTTTTCCTTACTCTGAATTTCTCAAAGAGATTGCAAATCTCTAAGAGATTCAGCATTTTTCCCCGTAATAATGTATTTCAATCTGGGCAGGGTCAAAATAGGCGAGTTCAACATTTTCTGTGGAATGAATCTCAACCTCTGGATGTAGTTGAAATCAACATTGTTCGGTCTCCTTTGTTTCTTTCGAGAGCTTAATTTTTTCCCACTGGTCAAACAGCTGGACGACCATATCCCAGTCACTGGCATACTCGCGAGTGAAATCATCAGTACTGCTAATGTATGGGCAATCCAACCACCCGATAACATCAGCAGCCACAGCGTCAATGCCATCGTCATGGATATACGACTCTGACTCACAGTCGTAAATCCCGCGCTGATCGAGACGCAGGGTCATCCCCAGCGTGGTAGTCATGTTTCTGTACACCGCATCCCAGTCACCTGCGTCACAGCACACATCATCAAAATCCTGCAAAAATTTTACTTCCTCAGAATCCGGCACACGACAATAAAAATTATCCCCACAATTCGTCACGTACCGCCAATATGTGCCGTGACGACCCCCCGACAGACAGTCAGACCGGAAATACACTTTTTCGCCATTTTTCACAGCAGATCTTTCTCTTTTCGACAGAAAAACCACTTTGTAACGGTCTGTACCGGACCCTTTGTTGTTGCTCTGCCACTTCTCCGGCATCTGTCGAAATTGGATTGCTGTAGTTGAAATCAACATTTTGTATCCTCCTTTGTTTTGGTTATTGTGTGTCCTTTTAATATACACAATTATCTGCCGTAAAGCAATAGAAAGGTGATGGTTTTTGAGATATATTTTAAAATAAATCAGGGGTTTACCACAGCGCACAATCTGTTTTTGGACCGTAAACTGCTGAGTTTGCACCTCGCGAAGCGGAATCGCCAGGGGGCATCTCGTGGATCGATTCGCATATAATTTCACCAGCCAGGTATCCCCCCAAATTCGTGGGTTGGCTTCTGAGATTTTATGCCCAGTTGGGAAAATGTCACCTGGCAAGGCATAAAATCTCCTACAAATTGCACAGTATCATTGTGATCCCGAAAACCTGAGGTTTTTGTGTTTCGGCGAAAGCCTGTTAGCCAGTGCTTACTTACTTATTGTTAGCTAGTACTTACTTAGTACTTTTTCCGCCAAAAAAGGCTTGTACATAGCAAATTCCCGGTAAAAATTACCGGGAATTTGCTAAGACTTTTTAAGTTTTAGTGGATACCTATCAAAATAGGTATTTTATCGAATCGTGTGCTACCACAGGCGTGAACTTTCTTTGTACACGTCCCACATTTACCGGGACAAGCAAAATATTTTTTTATCCCGGCTGCTTGCGCTGATTTTTTTAAATTTTGCTTATATTTTGGCGTATCATATTTTCCAACGACCGCTTTTTCTACTGGCAATGCTATGAACTCGCCTCGAGTTATTGATAAGGTTTTAACTTTTTTCTCCAGATCTGGCTGGTGATTGTGTCCGCTGGATAAGTTAAGAGTGTAATTTTTGGGATAATTACCCTTAAAATCAAGTAACTCCTGCCAGGATTTAGAATAGCCATATACGTTGATGTCTTTGCGTTGGGCGCAAAGTTTAAACCAATAATCGACCGTCTTGGTCGAATCGAAATCGCCGTCAACATAAAGTCTAAAATTTATCCCTTGTGGCAGGTTGTGCCAGGCATTTTTTAGCTGCACCGATTGCGTTAAAATTAATATAGTGTTCTGTATTTGCCGGCAAAGACTCCCCGGATAGCGCCATGCTTTCAGGCTATAGCAATATGTTGCGCACTCGCCTTTACCTGGACATGTCACGAGTGGCAAGGTCGAAAAATTGTAAAAGGGGAGTTTACCATTCCCTTTTACAAAAATTGTATAGGGCGCTGGCTGCTTTATGTCTTTTAGCCAATTGTTTAAAATTTGTGCCTCACCCTGCCAGGTGTGCCTTTTTAACTGGCAATCATTGCCGGAAATTTTTAGCAACTCCTGACGTAATGAAACGAGATCCAAATCACCGGCAAGCTTTGCTAAAACGAGTGCTCTTTCCCTGTTCACTTTTGTCATTTTGTTCTCCTAGTTTATTACGCTAGATACCATATTCAGCGTACACATAAATATAATAAACTTTCAAAAGTAAAGCAAGGGATATGTTAGGTTTTTTGTGCCCAAGTATTGACAAACACACAAAAAAATTGTAACCTTACCCAAAAAACAAAAAAGCCGGCTTGCCAGATAACCTTATCATTATAATCTATAATTACCATAGTGATTGCATACCAAATACCAAATCTTAAAAGACTATGTACCGGCACAGGGCGTTCCATAGCTGAATTAGCGAACGAAAGTGAAGTATCTTGTCGGACTTTATACAATGCTATTACCGGGTCAGCAGTAACATCAGAAAATGTCCATAAAATATGTACGGTACTTGAGTGCAAGCCGACGGACCTTATGACGCAGCCGGATGTGCAATCTGCTCTTAATGACCTGGCAAACGAAATTAAAAAATACCGATTGTTTGTGGGAGAAGTATACGACCGATTCGAAGACAGGCTGCCCGGATTAAAGTAAGTAAGTCCTTACTCTCCAATAAATAAGTGAGCGCTTACTAGCAAACACTTAAGTAAGTAAGCGCTCACTCCGCGCGGCTTCGACTTGCCGGTACGCACGGCGAATCTCGTTCAAAATAGAAATCGATTTTAAAAAGCCTACCCCCCGGTACAGATTAACTTTGTCCTTGATGGGTTGATAAACGAGTTTCAGGACGGGTTGTAAGGACGCTCTTAGATGCCCTAAAAAGTGTCCCACTGGGAGACCAGCAAACGTCCCGCATAGAGTCCCGCCAAATGTCCCACAAGGGTTCGATCATAACTATCGCAAAATACGACAGTTGGGTGATGAATAAAAAGGGCAGTGTCCCACAAGATGTCCCGCCAAGTGACCAGCAAGTGTCCCACCGAGTGACCACTACAGAAGTAATTGATGAGTTATTTTTTTATGTGATCACTTCCCGTTGCCTTTCTCAATATATCGTAATAACACTATCACTGTAATCGCAATATACCATGTCAATATCCATAACACGGTATACCTTGAGTCCACTTGTTTTGGTATGATTGTATTCTGCTACCTCAAACAATCCTTTTAGTTGGCTTAGGGCATGCTGGTCCGATACAGCAAAATGTCTCTCCATGTATCTTTCTCTGGCGTGTTTTGTAATGTATGGCATCTCTTTCCTTTAGCCGTGAATTTCATCATTACATTCATTCTCTTCCTTGGCAGTCCAAATGAAATATAATACGAAAAAACCATGTATCTTGACTCGAATCTTAATGGTACTGTTGCCTATTGAATTCAGTAATGGGGGTTGGAATGTCCTCTATATTGCATAAAGGTCTTGCTTTGGCAGTATATATAGTGTATATAGTGTAAGTGAGTGCTTACTAACTAAGGGGGCTTCTGAAGGGTTGGTGGAATAAAAATGCCTTATGTTTACCGGTCGGCACCGAAGACTGGCGATGAGTTCCTCAACAGGTTATTGCAGGGAAATGAGCGGGATGCCGCATTGTCTTTTTTTGGGGGTCCTGCTCCCAGAGTTGCTCAGGGTCTCGCCTCTGTCGGTAAAAAGTTGGTTGACAGGTTAGTGGATATGCACAGGGCGATTCCTGAGTTTCCTGCGGCTATTCCTACGGTAGGGGATGCAGAAAGAGATATTTTTGATCTTATCACTCGTGGGAACATGCCCAATCTAAATCAGCCGTGGGTTGAACAGGAGAGGGAGCCTCGTAGCATCGAGGAGGTGTTGGGGGTGTATCTTCCTGAGCGATCAGATGATGCCGAAGAGCGTCGAAGGGCGGGATTATATCCTTCTCTAGTCGATCTTTTGCATTTGGTGGAATAAAGGTGAAATAATGATATGCCAGCTTTGAAGGTACATCAGCGCAATCAGTTGAAGGATTACATCAACAGCGGTTCTGTGACCTCTTTGCAGAGTTATTTTGCTGAGGCGACGAACGGTTTCAGTCGTTTGGTGGAAATCGCTAATGGTGTGGAGGTAGATGGTGCTGTTCCGTCCTTTTCTGAGCAGGTTCAGGCGATGAAGTTGATTATGGACAAGGCATTTCCGAGTTTGAAGGCGAGTCATGTTACACAGCACCATGTTTCCGGTATGAAGATGGAGAATGTGGATGTGAGTAGTTTGCTTGAGGAGTTGGATTCTCTTACTGAGCAGGCTCAGGCGATGAAGAAAGCGGAAATGGTGTGATCTAGGCATTGCTGATGACTACTACTACTACTACTAGTACTAGTAGGAAACGTTCAGTCATGGTCGCCCGATGGTTAGGATCGGGACAGGGTACCTAACCCGCCCTTATCGATCCCCCATCGGGCTTTTTCTATGCCACAGCTTATGTTCGTGGTTTTAAAGAGAGAATGGATAGAGTTGACAGGGTGTACGCGAAATTAGAGGAAAAAGGCATAGATGGAGTCATCTTGCCACAGCGTGGTAGAATGGGGAAAGATGGTTTAGTATATGGAGATCCAGAACAGATCATCATTTTTAACCGAGATGTTATTCGTCCTGTTTCCGTGAAAGAACTTAAGCGCAATGAGCAAGGGTGGATTGGCGAACCTAAATCCGCACTTGACCGTGTGAAGTCGTTATTCAAATGAATAAGCAACCTACTGTTGCAGACCTTCAAAAGCAGATCGAAACGCTTCGGGGGTATATCAGGCAGAAGTCCGGGCAGGATGACCTGATAAGCTTCGCACAGACGGCGATGCCTGATTTTGAGTGTGCCAAGCACCATAGATTGATCGCTGACAAGTTGATGGCGGTGGAGCGCGGAGACATCAAAAGGTTGATGATCTTTATGCCTCCG